ATGAGTACTGCAAGATTCTTAGCTAGAAACTTTAACCTTGATCCTTCGTACACAACCGGAAAGTTAGTTAACAATCAGAACATCTGGAACGCTACAGATGCTCTCAAAAACTTGTTACCTAAACCTAGACCGGTAAATTCGTACGTAAAAACCAATGACCATCAAGGTGAACTATTAAACGCGATAACTGATTTAAGTTTCCAACCCCACTCCCTTTCTCCAGAAAGACTAAGGAGAGTATGGAAAGGTATAAACTTACCAATTGTCGTACCTCAATCGCCCAATACTTCTAATGGGTTTTTCTTTTCTAATCAATTACAACCTTGGTTAAGTACTCGTAATTCTATTATTGCACCATTTGTTTCAGTTAAAGGAACAATAAAACGAGACTTCCTATCTTTAGATTCAGTACTACTTCAAGTAGAAAAACTGTTCTCATTAAGAAAAGAAGGATATCTTTCTATAGTATCCCAAATAAACAATCTCACAACTTATTACCCCGATAATGAAACGCAAGACTACGCAGAAGCAATCATTTTCTTTCAGGGAAGGGCAGATCACTTAGATCAATGTTTAATTACTCTTTCGACAATGCGTTCCCAGATTGCTCAAAACCTTATTGACATAGATGCGTACTTAGAAACCGATCTAGATTTAGACAATCAATATTATGACCATTATCGCCAAATAAGAGATTCACTTACTTATACAAACTTTGATACTTATTTGCCTACTACTTCGGGAAGAAATAATAATCTTCTAGAACAGTTATCTGAATTATTTGATATTCCCCAAACCACATATGTTGATGGTTATTTCCCGTTAAGAACAGACGGATCACTTTCTTATGTGTCTAACAATATACCTTATCAAGCCCTTCCAGCAGGCAGTACTACTACAAAGTATTATGCTTTAGGTAGTTTGTACGATGAAAAATTTGTTGATCCTAGTCTTCATATTAAAGGAACACCTTTAAACGAAGAAACAGAATCTATCCGTACAAAAACTAATGGGCCAGTATTAGCTACTCAATGTAACGTTTCCACTGTTATCAATGGTGATTATCTTGTAAGTATTACATCTAGTTATACGACGACATTCGGAAGGTATAATAGTATTTATGTAGATAGTGAATCTATAAACGACCACTCTGATTTGACATCTCCTTATGTTAAGTACGAAGATAACTCTGGAGATTATTACTTTAATAGTATGCTAACATCAGGTGTGATAAATCCTCAATATGATGACGTTATCAACCCTCCTAAAATCTTAAACATAGAACTTGCGTACAACCCTGCTCCTAAAGTTGTTTTACTTTTTACCGAAAATAACGAAAACGATACTTTTGTAGCAGGAGCAACTATGCTTACTCGTAAAAGTGTAGAAGTAGATTTTATAAGTTACGGTCCAAACGGGACATTGAATGATGATAGAAGCAGTTCATCTTATATTACATATAACTTTGAAGAACCTTGGACTGAAATTCCTAGAGAATATCGTAATGATAATTACACTATTAAAATTCATCCCTTGCCTCCTAACGAACATGTTAAATACATAAGGGATGAGCTAACAGATTATAGATTGGATGGACGTTTTCGAGAAGATTTTACCGTAGGCAATAGTAGTACCTTAATCGGAAACAGTTTAACATTGAATTATAATTCATCATATAAATACGAACATAATGTAGAACTTTTAGAAAGAGTACCTAGACCCGCTATCAATACTGTTAGAAGTGCGAACTACTACGATTCAAGTACGGGAGTCTACGTCCCTTTTATTGCAATTGATAATTACAGTTTTGCTGATCCTTATTATGATAACAACTATCGCGGCGGAAATCTCCATTCCCACGGAAGATACCACCCTAACAAAGGATTGTATGACCCAGAAGATTTATTCGTATCTGCATCTCATTTAGGTGATAGGTATGATAAAGAAAAGTGGAACCTTTACGATCAAGAATTAGATAAAGAAACCCCCTTAGTTGTTTATCGTCGAGGGTACTCAGTATTAGATCACATCAATCTACATTTAGATTACGGTAATGAATCCAGTGTAACTCAAAGTGGTAGTCCGAGTAATTATTGGGGGTACAGCGTTACAACTATCGACTTCGATGAGGATACGTGGGACATAACTAACGTTTACGATTCTACATCTGATATAATTTGGCACGGAAGAAACCCCGACTCACCTGTAGAAGAACCGTTCTTATGGTTATACAAAGGGCATCATCGTAGAAAATATGTAAGCTTATATGAAAGTTATCGTAGTAACGGTACTGTTAGGCAGAGAATGTATGTAAATAGAGAACTTATACAAAATATTTACTTCTATCATAAAGGCTATGTAGTAGGACCGCACGCTGAACGCAGCGGCACTTACTCTCAAGATTTTTCTAATCAAGTAGAAGAATTAAGACAGTACGGAGGCTATGGTTGGAGTACGGGGGGATTAGAAACACTGTATGCAAAAAATGGAGGTGAAAACGTATACTACGATTCAAACGGAAATGAAACGTACAGAAACACATTTGACACGTACGAAGATACTTTCGATGAAACGCCGGTAGAAGATATTGTTACTGAAATCAAAAACGGAAATTTTTTAGCTATTTGGGGCAGCTATTCTAAAAATCCTTTTGGTTTTTATAGTTATGATAGTAATTCGTATCCTTGGACAGATGATTACTATGATAAAGGGGTAAAAGTAGAAGGAACCTCCGACAATTTACATTTATACTTTTTAGAAAAAGACAACACTAAACATACTGTCTGTAACATTAAATTTGAAATAGACGCACCTTTAACATGATTACCATTAATTACCAACCCGTACTGACTTTATCTGATCCGTCTAAAATTGTATTTACAGATTCAGCTAAGTCCGAAGTTAGTCATGTTTACATGGACAAATTTCGTTCTCCTAAAGCAGGAGAATTAGTATGGATGGAAATACGTAATCCCGACTACAACCCTAACGATCCTGCAAACGAAAAAAGAGGGAGCGTTGTAGTAAACCTTGACTCAGAAGGTAATTATCATTCTGAAACGGAACATGAGGATCATGCTGATAATCCTTTGTATTTATTTCGCAAATGGATGTGGGTAGAAAACCTACTCTCAAATCATTTTCCTGCGAGCTATGCTAAAGATGCTCAAGGCAATCCTCTAACCAAACCTGACGGTACACTCGACCTTGGAGATTGGGATACCCAACCGGGGATCGTTAAATTGGAAATGTACGAACATAAATATGTTCTAAAGAGGCAAGCATCCTTAGATAATGCGAACATCCTCCACCGACTCTCTATGTTCGCCAACAAGTACAATGAACTTCACCCAGAGAAACTGTTGAACGATCTGTCGTGGGGCGACATAGCATCGTTCCTATCGCTACGCAAGGTAAAACTCGATTACGGAGTATCTTATTCAGAAGACGGCGATACGCTGCCTTCTGAGTACCCTCCTGTACTTCCTTATCATTGTATGTGGAAGCAAAAGACTTTGGAGTTTTGCCTACATGATCTCCTTCGTAATTTTGAATCAAGGATTCTATCAGTAACATTAGAAGAACCTGATCCTAAAGATTATTTATACAACGGCATTACTTCTACTAATTTGGACGAAGCAGAAGTTTTAACTTCTCTTAAATGGAAGTATCGTCGTCCTATTGAATATCGAAAAGATATAATTTACGAAAAAAGTCTTTGGCCTGTAGATAACGTAGAAACAGTAGAGAACGAAGAAAATTCTATAATCTATTACTTAGCATTAAATTTCTATAACGGAGGTGCTACTCTGTATAACCCCGGATATACAGATAGCGATTTACAATCAGGAGTCGGTCAATATTCTCCTACAACACGATCTAAATACGATTTCGTATGTAATTTATATCCCTACATAAATAATTACAGACTTTTAGAAATAGACGAACTAAGTGCTTACTTAAAAAGATCGCATGTAAACTTAGCTACCGAATACCAATTTACTACTAAATCTTTACCTGTAGATTTTTACGAAAAATCAGAATGGTCTAACATTACATTAACTTACACAAAGAGTAATTACCATTATCTTGTAGAACATAAAACTCGACCTAGCAATTTTGGATACTACGACTTCAGCTTAGGTAATTTCAATGCTTTGTTTAAAGGTATAGTAAAAGAAAGTCTAGAGACTAACGCGGTAGTATTTTCCTCATTGGTAGATATCACCAATAACGTAATTATAGATACCGATACTACTCTTCCTATTTCTGATATTACTCTTAATCCTAATGACGTAGTACACGGAGTAATTTCCGGTCAAGATTTCGCCATATCTCATATCGAACGTACTACTATCACCCCTGATCCTGACGGTGAATTAGAGATAATAGATATCACTTTTGAAGGACGTAAAGTAGATTATATTGAATGGAACATAGATAATTGGAATCCTGCAATACCTGACACTCAGCTAGAAGTATTCGATCCTACAACTCTGGATAACGTTCACAATTATGTATTTGAAGGATTCACGATTCTCCCCACTAGCTTAGGTTCATCAGGAGATTATACCCATCCTTTTGAAACACTTAGGTACAACGCAGACACCCGATGGAACCGATCTACTAATTTGCTCGCTCCCGTATCTACTAATATAGCTACCGTACATTTCGTAATGAAAATACCGGAAGCAGACAGGAAACAAGCGATTGTAGATTATCTTAAAGAAAACACTTCATATTTAAACTTAGATCATTATCAATTCGATGAATTTCAAGAAGCAGTAGCCGACAAATGGTTGCATTACTTTGAAAGAGTAGAGATTCAAGTAGGCATACATCACAATGTTACTAAATTAGATTTCTTTAATGTAGAACACGATACGCGAAGAGTACGCACTTCTAAAGGTATTCATCCAGATCTATTGCCCTCTCAATTCAACGCCACCACTCTCCCAGAAACCTTTCCCGGAACTCCGGTAAATTATACTACGTATGAAACTAATTATGATAAAGGTATGCCTAAATCGCTAACTGTAATCCGAGATAGATTAATTCAAAGATACTTCGACCACCTAAATTCTTTTGACTCCACCCTAAGCTTAGTTTATCTCCCAGAAGAATAATGACCTTAGATAAATATGAATTAGAAACGACTAGATTAAACATATGTAAATCTTGCCCTTTCTATAACAAAAACGACACCTGTGATTTCTTAATTAAAACCACAGGAAAAGTTGGATCGTTGTATCACAATTACGGCATACGCAATCCTTATGCTAGATGTCCACATCCTAAACGATTCTGGTATTCAATTACTTCTTACCATGCGTGGTATCTTGATACCTTCATCATGGAACTATCTTTAGAAGACAGGCATACGTACACAAAGTACGGAGTGTTTAAACTGAACCCATTAGGATTAGTAACAGAAGTTTACAAATATTATGATCGTATTAAAAAACTAAATCCTACCAAGCGATCTGTCATACTAGAAGAAATAGAATACCTAAGTAAATCGCTAAACGCATATCAACACGTAAGCGGATTTAATCTAAAAGTTAACTACCAATCCGGCGATTTGGAATATCTTGAATAGGTACTCCTTTCTGTTGATAGCAATATCTAAAAATTTTATTTAAAAAGCGTACGTACCCCCTTGCGTATGCTTTTTACGTATGTTCTATTGCGTATCCCTCATTTATATGGTGCTGTTATG